GGTAATGGATGGACGATTGGATGACGTTAAGTCTGCATCTGATTGGTCATACAGAAACAAGTTTGAGTCCTTCGACACACTCAAGAAGAGTGATCCATTCGGATATGTAGGGCAGTTAGCTGGCTACGCCAAAGCCTCTGGTAAACAGGTAGGTGGTTGGTGGGTAGTCAACAAAGCCAACGGCAACATCAAGTATGTACCTGCAGACAGCATGGACTTTGACGCAGAGCTAGAGAAGCTAGAGAAAAACATTGACACAGTAAATGCCAATGAGTTCAAGCGTTGCTTCAGCCCTGTACCGGAAACGTTTAGAGGTAAGCCATCCGGTAACATGGTACTGAACGACAACTGCAAGTTCTGTGACTACCGTTTCTCATGCTACAACATTGAGGAGCTACCGTCAAAGGTATCACAAGCACGTACTAAACCCATTGTAGCGTACATCAAAGAAGGAGCATGACCCATGAAGGCATCTCAATTTGCCGCTGCAATGAAGCATGGGTATAGGAGTGGACTTGAACTTCGCACTAAAGAATACCTTGTAGAACACAAAGTAAAGTTTAAATACGAGAAGGTAAAGATAGAGTGGGAAGACCTCATGTACCGCACCTATACCCCAGACTTTGTGCTGGGTAATGGTATCATGATTGAGACAAAGGGGTTGTTTACTGCAGATGATCGCCGTAAACATTTAGCTGTTAAGCAGCAGCACCCTAAGCTTGATATACGTTTTGTATTTACCAGTAGTAAACGTAAATTAAGCAAGGGTGCTAAAACTACCTATGGACAATGGTGCGAGAAGAATGGTATACAGTATAGTGATCGCATCATTCCAGAGGATTGGCTGCACGAGAAGGGCAAAGACATGCACCCTGCATTGATACACTGCCCGTACAAGAAAGTTAAAAGGAGACAGAGTAAATGAGTGAAACAGAAGACCACGTAGTTTTTGTAGACTTTGAACCTAATGATTACATCATACGTTTGTCTCCCTTCTTAGACAAGAAAGGTGACTGGACAGGTGAGTTACTAGTAGGTAGTGTAACAACAGGGGAAAACTCCCTGTCGGATGATGATCACTACAACCTAATGAAACTTGCACAGCTTGTCTGCGCTGCAGTACCTGCCCTAGAAGAAGATGACTATGTACGGAACTTACTGTATAGCATTGTAGAAAGTAACTCTAACGAAAGCGAAGAAGTAGAGGTTGCTAATACAAAGGTACAGGAAGTAACCGACAACGTTATAAAGGTGAGCTTCTAATGTGGGAGTACAGGTATGCTAGTTAAAGTATTTCTAACTGTAGAAATAGATGAAGAAGAATATCCAATGCCAACTGACGGTAACGTAACGGAAGAGGTAGGCACCGTATTGAATGAAATTATATTCGACGTAGATGGGTGGACAATCAAAACAATTAAAACAATATCGGAGTAGTTACATGAGCAATCAATTACCAACAGACTATCAAGCATTCATTCACAAGTCTCGCTACGCCAAGTACTTTGACGGTAAGGGGCGTGAGTCATGGGGTGAAACAGTAGGACGCTACATGGACAATGTAGTGAACAAGGCAGTGGGTGGTATCAAGAACAGCCTAACCAAAGACCTTGAGCAAGCCATCCTTGGACAGGAAATCATGCCCTCTATGAGAGCTATGATGACAGCTGGCCCTGCATTAGATCGTGACAACACGGCAGGCTACAACTGTAGTTACCTACCCGTAGATGACCCTAAGTCCTTCGATGAGGCTATGTACATCCTCCTCTGCGGTACTGGTGTCGGGTTCTCCGTCGAGCGCCAGTTTATCAGCAAGCTCCCAGAAGTGCCTGAGTTGTTCGAGAGTGAGTCTATCGTTGTCGTTAAGGACAGTAAGGAAGGCTGGGCTAAGGGGTTCCGTCAAGTTCTTGCACTCCTATGGGCTGGTGAAATACCTAAGTGGGACGTGTCTCAGGTACGCCCTGCAGGTGCAAGGCTTAAGACGTTTGGCGGTAGGGCATCTGGACCTGCGCCCCTTGTAGAGTTGTTTAACTTTGCTGTGTCTACATTCAAGGCAGCACAAGGGCGCAAGCTATCCTCTATGGAGTGTCACGACTTGATGTGCTTCATTGGTCAGATCGTTGTAGTAGGTGGTGTACGCCGCTCCGCTATGATCTCACTGTCCAACCTGAGTGATGATCGTATGCGTCACGCTAAGTCAGGACAGTGGTGGGAGACTGCACCACACCGTGCGCTAGCTAACAACTCCGTATCGTACACAGAGAAGCCAGACATGGAAACATTCATGCGTGAATGGTCTGCACTAGTTGAATCCAAGTCCGGTGAGCGTGGCATCTTCAATCGTGAAGCATCCAAGAAGCAGGCAGCTAAGTTTGGTAGGCGTGATCCTAACTATGAGTTTGGTACAAACCCTTGTTCTGAAATCATTTTACGTCCATATCAATTTTGCAACCTAACGGAGTGTGTTGTACGAGCAACGGATACATTGTCCGACCTTGAACGTAAGGTTAAACTTGCTACTATCTTAGGTACAATACAGTCTACAATGATCAAGTTCCCCTACCTGCGTAAGGTATGGCAGAACAACACCGCAGAAGAGCGGTTGCTTGGTGTGTCTATGACAGGTATTATGGACAACCCACTAATGAATGCATCTAACAAAGGATTGGAGAAGACACTTGAGCATTTACGATCCATCGCTGTGGCTACTAACGCTGAGTGGGCTGAACTGCTTGGCATCCCTGTTTCTGCTAGCATCAGCTGCGTTAAACCTTCCGGTACGGTATCACAGCTGGTTGATTCTGCTTCTGGTATTCATGCTCGTCACAGCCCCTATTATATTCGGACTGTCCGTGGCGACAACAAAGACCCTCTGACACAGTTCATGATTGACCAAGGTATTCCTAATGAGCCTTGTGTTATGAAGCCTGACTCTACTGTAGTGTTTAGCTTTCCTGTCAAGTCACCGGAGCAAGCGGTTACACGTAACGATATGTCGGCGGTAGAGCAACTGCAGTTGTGGCTGACCTACCAGCGATCATGGTGTGAACATAAGCCAAGTGTGACTATCTCAGTTCGTGACGCTGAGTGGATGGCTGTGGGTGCGTTTGTGTACGAACACTTCGATGAGATGTCAGGTGTGTCATTCTTACCACACTCTGAACATACTTATCAGCAAGCCCCTTATCAAGAGTGTACAGAGGAAGTATACAAAGACATGCTAGATAATATGCCAGCCAGTATTGATTGGGAAAAATTATCTGAGTATGAAAGTGAAGACAACACAGTGTCTATGCAGACTATGGCATGTACTGGTGACTCTTGTGAAATCGTAGACCTAGTGTAAGGAGATAAAATGTACGTAGTTATAACCCGAGATCAATGTAACTTCTGCGACTCAGCAAAAGCATTACTGGACGGGTCAAGTATACCATACACGACATACAATATAAATACAAATAGTAGTAAATGGTTATTGTATTTACTTAAGAGATCAAGTATAACAACAGTACCGCAAATATTTAATGATGTAGGGGAACACATTGGTGGATACACAGAACTAAAAGAATATCTAGCGAAACAGAAAGAGGAGTAATACTCATGGCATACAGAAAACCTTTCTCTAAAAATCTTTATGGCAAGTACGATGGTGTAGCTAAGGATACACTAATCAATCACCTACTCAAGGATGGTCACGTACTGATCGACAGTACTGAATCCTATGATGCTGACGTAGTGACAGAGAAGCTAGGTGAGAAACACTACAGCGAAGCGGAAGTAAAGACTGCATGGAAGGGTGATTGGCCTACGAATTGGGCTGAGATACGTATACCAGAACGTAAGAAGAAGCTACTGTCAAAGCACGGTAACAATCTAAAGTTCTATATCTTCAGTGGGGATATGACTAAGGCTTGGTGCATTGACAGTAAGCTACTCACAGACGATAAACTACGTGAAGCTACAGGTAGAAACATATACAGAGGGGAACAGTTCTATCACGTGCCGTACAAAGAAGCGGAGTTAATCAACGTAGCATGAGGAGTACATCTTATGAAAATTCTTACAAGAGAACAGCGGGGCTTGGGCAAGTATGATGCTCCGTTAAAGGTTCAGCAGACAATGGGCTACAATAGTTTTAAAAAGGGAGCACATGTCAACCCGTATCCTAAAGATACTATGCAGTACCGTGAGTGGAATAGAGGTTATGATAAAGCCTACTATGACAATTTAAATTGGGTAAGGAAATATGAAACTAGAGCAAGAGGTAGAAGAGTTTTTGAAGGAGAAGTACAGCATGTCTGATTTCAATTCGTATCAACGTAGTGCATCTAAGACTGCCATCTACCCAGATGAGCATCGTATCCTGTATCCTGCACTTGGTCTGGCAGGTGAGGCAGGTGAGGTAGCAAACAAAGTAAAGAAACTGGTACGTGATGGGCCAGACAAGAGACCAGATACATGGCGAGAGGACATTGCCAGTGAGATAGGAGATGTACTATGGTACTGTGCCGCACTTGCCACTGACCTCAACCTAACTCTTGGTATGATTGCAGCACAGAATGAGATAAAACTGTCGGCAAGAAAAGAGGCAGGTACAATAGGTGGGTCAGGAGACACACGATAGACAAAAATAAAGGGGGCTTAATTGCCCCCTCTTTTACATTGCATCTTCTGCTAATTCCAGAAGCATCATTATGTCTTCCACAGATCGGGGGTCAGGACTTCTCCCCTTGTTTAACTTCTTAAACATAATCTGGGCATACTGCCTATCATCATATGGAACACGGGATAAATCATCGACAGCAGTAGCGTAGGGAGATGCAAAGCCATCCGTAAGAAAGTCCTGTTTAGCATCTGCTAGTAGGTCTTTAATATACTTACGTGCAATCTTGTGCCGTTCACTTTTATTGCCGCCTATATCTTCTGCAAGTTCTTTTGTTACCTCCGTTACGAGAGGCAGTATAGCAGAAAGGTACTTATTCTCTGCACGTTTTTCTGACGGTACTTTAGACCTACTACCTAACTCATATGTCGGGTCTTCAAAACCAATCTCCAAAAGATACTCTGTTAAATCGCTGTCAGCCTCTTTTATATTTAAACCAAAAAACAATTTCTTTAACGGGTCATATCTCTTTATATCACCAGTATTTATAGACACCCTATTTGGCATATCCTCTTCATAAGAAGGTGCAGCTACACCACGTTGAATAAGTGATCTACTAAAGCCACTACCAAAAGAGGTAGACCAATCATCATTTAACGTAGGATCGCTGGCGGCATCTACATACACGTCACTCTTTATACCTGCGGCACGTTGCGCCTCTACACCTTGGAACAGAGGAGTAAGGAAAGTGTTTACGTACTGCCCTACCGCACCACCTATAGCTTTAGCACGTCTGTTCTCGTCTACAATATCTTCCGTACCAACAACTATGTCACGGATTTCATCAATCATTACATTGCCTACGCCAGTACGTGCAGACGTACCTAGCCATGTCTCAGCTATATGATCCATGTCTGCGCCATACCATGTATCAAGAGTACCTTCTTCCGCACGTCTTGCGAACTCTGCTACCCACCCAATTTGTCGCATAGGATACACAGGTGTGAGATCAACTTGATCCCCTTCATACTCCATAGATTCGTAACGCTCACCTGCATCATCAGATTTTCTGTACTGATACATACCAGTTATTGCCGCTATGCCTACAAGGTTACGTGTTATATCCTGCCTGTCTCTTGCGGTAAGGACACCACGTGTATCTTTAAACATAGCCTTGCGTGTAGCCAAAATACCCACACCACCTACGTTCTGTGCCATGTACTCCATAGAGTTAAACATGAAGCGAGGGAATGGTACAATAACAGTAAGACCAGACTTAGTAATAGTATCCGATATTACTTTAAAAGGATAAAAGTCTGGCTGCTTTGCATAGGTAACGTCTAAAGCTTTTGTAGTAGCTTCATCCATAATATCTATAAAAGACCTACCATTCTTACCACGCAAATCGGGCGCATCATTTATTACATCTTTGATGCGACCTTCGTCCAACGTCTTACGTAGATCAACGCCCCACTCTGCACTAGTTAATCTTTCTAACTCCGAAAAGAAAGTAGATCGACGTAGCATCATCTCTTGCCAACGGTTAGGTGTATTGAGAAACGCAACACCATCTTCAAGACTAGAAGCCATTGCATCTAAACCCTGACCAACACGAGTAGTGGCCTGCCCCCTGCCTGTTAACTCCTGTAGTTCTGCAATGTTACTGCTAAGACGCTCAAATTGTTGGGCCAGTTCAGGTCTATCCAGTATGTAATTTGTGTACTGTTCCGCCGTATTTTGATCGGCAAACATATATTTCATTTGACGGAAGGCATTTGAGTATGTTCCATCACGAACAAATGGCATAACATTTTTGGTTGCGCCTACTATGCCTCCTATTCTATCGCCTTCGCTGACTGCTTTTGCATAGGTAATGAGGGCAGTGTCAAATACATTGCCAAGACCTTCCATAGGAGCACGAACAATGCCCGATTGAAGGTTTCGTGCAGCTGTAGCCAACGAAGATACCATCAAACCCCTACGAATGTTTTCAGATCGCAGCACTGTGCTAGACCAGAACTTCGCAATACCTTTTTGTGAGGCACGATTGGCAAGTTCTGCCCGTCTTTCCGTCATGCCTTTGGGTTTAAACCTAGACATCTGGCTAACTCTATTTAGTAGCCGACCAGCTTCTGACGCAGACCCTACCACGCCAAGCATGTAGTCTTCATACGACATGCCGTGCTTGTTCAGGATATTGTAAAGAGTATCGTCTGCAAGTAAATCTTTTGTTACAGTAAGGTCAAACAACTGATCTACTAGTGGTCTATCGGAACCAACTTTTAAAAGATCGGGATTACTCTTACGCAAGTCTGCAACAACACCGACCAATGCATCTAGCTTTTCTGGGTTAAGCATTGGTATCGCTAATACATCTTCGTCATCAAAGCCCAGTTCATCTAATGGGTTTACATCACCGTCTGCAATCC